CCACTCCCCCGCCGGCCGCTGCGGCGAACCCTGGCCTGGCCAGCCTGCTGGATGACTGGGACGACTAAGGCACCGGTGCACGACCTACTGGGGGGCTTCGGCCCCCCTTTTCTTCCTTCATGGAGCACGCTATGCCCCGCCTAACCACCGCCATGCGAACGGCGAATATGCACCGCTTCGAAGCCTTGCTTTGCGCCACTCCCAGTGATCCTCTGATCCTCCTCCTATACCACCTGGCCAAGCGTGGCATGGTCACGCAAGACGCGGCCCTATACGTCGGCGTCAGCACATCAACCATGGCCCGATGGCAGAAGACCTACCCGCCCCTCTCCCCGCGGATGGAGAAAACAGTTCGCAATGCCCTCACCCGGCTTGATAGCGACCCCGGACAAGGCGATAATGCTCATTCGATAACAGGGGGGTAGGGATGGACGCCGTTGAGTTTCTTGAACTCGTTACACCTAGCAGCGGCCATCTGGTCATCGCCGAGCCCATAGCCCTCCCGGGGGCCAAGACCAACCCAATGCGGCACCACGTTTTTTCTTCCACGGAGGAAGCCGTCCGCAAATCAAACGAGCTGTGCTTCGAGCACGCCAACGTATTCTTTGCCCTCGCCGGATACAGGGAACCGAGGGTATGGAACCCGTCCGTGAAGAACTACAAGGGGGAAAACGGGAAGTGGCAGACCCGCACGCAGGCCAACGCGGGGTGGCTCAGGGCGCTGTTCCTTGACCTTGACGTCGCAGTCACCCCTGACCCCATCCAAGCCCACAAGACCTACCCCTCCAAGCAGGAGGCGCTGGTCGACCTCAAGCGGGTAGCCAAGCGCATCGGCCTCCCGGCGCCAATGGTCATCGACTCCGGCGGGGGCATCCACGTCTACTGGCCCTTCGATCGCGACCTTGAGAAATCGGAGTGGCTGCCCATCGCGGAGAAGTTCAAGGCAATCTGTGTCCAGGAAACGTTGCGGATCGACCCTGTTGTCCCAGCCGACGCCGCCCGGGTGCTCCGGCTGCTCGGGTGCCCGAATTTCAAGCAGGACCTCTCTCGACCTGTCACGCTCCTGCACCGCGGAACCGGCCCGTTCTCCGTCGAGTACATCACTGGGGTGTTCGACACATATGAGCAGCAGAACGGCGCAGCCGTACTTCCGAAGTCATCCCCGGCCGCCAGCGCCAGAGCCTCAGCCGAATACAACAACCTGACCCAGCCCAGCGAGCCGGTCGACTTCGCCGCGATCTCGTTCTCCTGTGCGGCCGTTGGCGGCCAGGTCGCGTGCCGTGGGGCGGGCGCACGAGAGCCGCTGTGGTTCATGTCCATCGGGCTGGCCAAGATGGACGCTGTAGCCCCCATGGAGTCCATGCGGGCCGTCTCAGACGGGTACCTCGGCTATGACGAGGCCGCGATGGTCGCCAAGGCGAACGCCTGGAACGCGGGTGCGCCAAGGTGCACTCGCTTCGAGCTTGAGGACCCTACGTCCTGCCAATCCTGCCCGCATTATGGCAAGCTGACCAGCCCTGCGCAGCTCGGGCGCGCGATTTACACTGCCCCCAGCCCATCTCTGGAACTGGTGGACACTGACACGGGTGCGACAGCGATCATGCAGCTCCCCGACCCACCGTTCCCCTACCTACGCGACGGCGCAAAGATCGTCCGGCAGACGGAAGATAAGGACGGAAACAAGAAGTTCATTCCTGTATGCCCGAACGACGTGTACCCGTTACGCATCTTACGCCATGCGGCCAACGGGGAAGTGTCGGAGCGTACGATGTGGAAATTCCACTTGTCCCGCATGCGCCCGGTGGAGCTTGAAATGCCGCAGAGCGTCCTGGCCGAAGAGAAACCACTGCAAAAGTTCCTGCTTAACGTGGGGGTGTATGTCACTGCGGCAGAAGTCAAGGAGACCCAACTGTACATGAGCGCATATCTCAAAAAACTGTCTACCATGATCGACCGCGAGCGCATATATGATCGGCTCGGGTGGCAAGGGGAGGAGCATAACGCCGGGTTCGTCGTGGGGGAGCGAATCTTCCACATGGACGGGACATCCGAACGGTGCAACCTGACCCAGCACGTCAAGAACGCAACGAAGAACCACCTGGGAGCCAAGGGAACATTCGAGGCGTGGCGGGACGGCATGGACTGGTACCTGGACGACGCCTATCGCGGACACCGGTTCTTCCTCTACAACGCACTGGCCGCGCCGATATTCCACATGACCTCCCACAAGGGGATGATGCTCAACGCCGTAGGCCCGACAGGGCGGGGCAAAACAACATGCCTCGATGCGTGCGGGTCTATCTGGGGGGCCCCTGACGCACTCCGGATCAACGGCAACCCGCAAGGTTCGACCAACAACGCGCAGTTCAACCTGATCGGAACGTACCACTCTCTCCCTGTGCTACTGGACGAGATCACGGAACGGGACGAAGAGGAGATGGGGAGGTTCGCACTGAACATCTCCACCGGCCGGGGCAAGGAGCGGATGAAGGGGAGCGAGCACGACGGCAAGCCGAGCACCTGGGAGACCGTAGTGCTGACCACGGCCAACAACGACATCATCTCCCGGATATTCACGGTTCGCAAGGATGCGCAACCGCACATGATGCGCGTCATCGGAGTGGACTTCTACCTGCCCCCGACATCCTCAGCCAACGCCGCAAACAAGTTCATTGCGCTCCTGTCGGAGAACTATGGACACGCCGGACCACGATTTATGCAGTACGTCACTGCGCACTACGACGAGGTCAAGGCCGCTGTGGAGGCCAACATGGCTGCCATCAACACGCGCATGGGGGACCAAGGGTCAGAACGGTTCTGGGTAGCCTCGATCGCAGCGGCCTATACCGCCGGGCAGATCGCCGAGAAGCTTGGACTGTGGAGGTTCCCGATACAGCAAGACCTCGAATGGATGTGCGAGCACGTCCACGGTTTGCGGGCGGTTCACGCGGATGCCAGCATTACTCCGCTGGAAGCGTTCTCCGAGTTCCTCGAATCCCACATTGACAGCACCCTGATCCTCTCAGTCAAGGCGGCTTCCACACTGGACAACGTCGTTGCCCGCCCGCACAAATCTCTGAACATCCGACATGAGATCGATCGAAACCTGATGTTCGTTTCGCGCAAGGCTGTGCAGGAATACTTCGTGGAGACGAAGCAGAACTTCAAAGAGATTGAATCCGCACTAGAGGCGCTCGGTGTAATTCTTGACCGGAAGCGAATGAAGACGATGGGGGCGGACACCCCGTTTGCCAAAGCACAGATTAGATGCTGGATGGTCAGTACCGCGACCCTTGGCCCGGTACTTACCGCCATTACTCAGACAGCCACAATGCGGCAGCAGAATGCCGTTGCCGCAGGTACGTGACTTTTATTCGTCGGCCGAGGGGGTGGGCGTGGCCACCTCCAAATACTGGTTGCGATCCCCAGTCAACCACTTCGGTGCCCGACCATGACCGGACCACGTTTCGCCGTTGGGGCCGAAGTACTTCGCGGGGAGCGCCTTCTGTACGCGCTTGGCCCGCTTCACAGCGGGAGCGGAAGCGGGAGCGAACCCCAACTCGGCGGCGCTCAGGCCGAAGAAGTCGATCATTCGTTTCGCTTGGGCGGTCGCCTCTACCCTATCGGCCTGGCGGACCGCCTCAATTTGCTTATCCAACGCCTCTTTCTGCGCAATCAGTTCCTGGTAGTTGTCCATCTCTGGTTCTCCTGTTGTTGATGAATGGGAGTTCGCATGGTACTACTAATTCGCACAGAAGTGATATTGTCGGAGCTACTACCGGCGGGGGGTATTACGCTGGCGCGTTTGGGGAAACACCCATCTAGTAAGCAGCCTTTTAAGCACCCTCACGATCCAGGTCCGCACGGCCTACCTCCCTTCAATATCAACGATGAAGAAGGCGTCTCCGTCTGGATTCACTTCCCCGCCACATTCATCACAGGTGGCGTAGTGGACCTCAACATCGCCGCTGCGCATCTTGATGGAGTCAACCTTTGTGGTCACGGATGAAGCCCCGCACAGTGGGCATGGCGTAGGTTCAACTATCATATCGAATCCTCCCTCTATGTTTGTGCACCCCCGCCGAAGCGGGAGTGACTGACTTGCAAACAGCCGGTGATCAGGCCGGGGTGAAGATGTTTTGAACCGCCAGCTTGATCTCTTCCAAGTCGGCTTCCGACGCACCGTCGCCGGCCGCGATCAGGTCGTCGATTTTCGTCTGCAACTCGGCAATTTTCGCCGCAACTTCGTTGCCTTCGTCAGCAATAGCAGCGAGGACTTCGTCTTTCGTAGCCATAATGCACTCCTTCAAGTTTGTTTCGACCACGGCTAACTTGTCCAACACACCATCCACGCCGTGAAAATGGATGTGCAACTCAAATTTTTCCGGCTTCGAGAATATTGCCATACTACCTCCGGTCGTACACTGCCGCAGCTCGTGCTATCGGCGGAACCATTGTACCATGTTTGGCGCAGGGTTAGCTGACGCTCCGTGAAAATGGATGTGAATCACACTCTTCGATGGCTTTGAGAATACCGCCATGTAACCCTCCAGAGCACAACGGCAATTGCGAACGCAATAAGCCAGCCATGCCCGACAAAGTTACCATGCTTGGCGCATGATTCCGGTCTTTGGTGCCGCATTACGTGCCGTTGACGCTGTACGAGCTGCTTGCGCCTGCACGGATGTTGTTGAGCAATGCCACCCCTTGCTGCGCTAGTATCTGGGCATCCGACAAAAACACCTTCAGCATGTTCTCAACTTCTCGTAGGTCTTTCTCTTGGTTTTTGGTTGCAGCGTTTAGTGCAATCTGAGCTGTTGCGTTGAGGCTATCGAATGTAAGGCGACCATCGGCGACATCGGCATCAAGCCCGAGCTTGGCAGATGTTGTGGCCGCATCAAGTCCAAGTTTGGCATTTTGGCTGTCCACCTCAAACGCCAATTTAGCTTCTGTTGAACTTGCATCAAACGCAAGCTTCGCGTTCTGCGAGGACGCATCCAACCCAAGTTTTGCGGAAACTGAGTTCGCCTCAAGGTCTGCTTTGACCGTCGTTATGTCTGCTTCGAGCCCGAGGGTCGCAGTCACCTTGTCGGCATCCAGGGCGAGCTGGGCAGATGTCTTGTCAGCTTCGAGCGCCAGCTGGGCATCAGATGCAATGGCCTTGTATGCCAGTTCAGCCGCATTCGTCCGAGCATTAAAGTACGCAGCAGCCGCAGACACCATAGAGGTTTCCGCGTTGAACCCGCCGATAGTGATTTTGTTTCCAGTATCGTATCCTGCAACGATTGCCAGAATGTAATCACGAGTCGCAGACATTGCAGCGGCCCTGTTGGAAAGGGCAAGCTGCACAGCCGTCCTGATCTTCTGCTCGGCGAGTTCAAAGTCCTTGATGGCCACGGTACGAATCAGCGCCGCTTTCGCATCGAGCATATTCTGTGCTATGCGCCTGACTGCGCCAGACAAAGCGCCTGGTGGTAGCGCGTGGCGCATTGATGCAAACCTCGTCGTGGCTTCTTCTGTCGCTTGTGTGGCTGCAGACGCAATCGCAACCTCGCCATCGGCCAAGATCGCTGACTTTATCCCTGTTGGTATTGAGTTGACCGTCGTATTCGTTATCGCATCCTGCAGCCACGCCTCGGCAGCAGCATACGTTGTAGATTCGTCAGGGAAATGGAGAGCAAGAAAGGCGGCGAATCTGGCCGCAAGGTCAGCAATGATCGCGGCTGCCTGCGCAGTGAAGTCTGCATAAACGGAGTTCGGCGTTACGGCAGCCGGATCGATGGCTGGCTCTGTCGGTGTAGGGGCCGTGATCGGGTCGGCAACCACTGAACTCGACGACACAGATGGGCCAGAGACAGAGCCAGCGGATACATTCGGGCTGACAACTCCAGAGTACGAAACCGGGAGACTAGTAATCGCAGCCGGAGCATTGACTGTTGCGGCAGAGAATGGGACATGGTTAATGGACCCGGCGATGATGTTCGCTATCGGATGCGTTTCAAGCCATCCACCAGGACCGACAAGCGCTTGCAGTTTCTGATCATAGTCCTGCGTCTTCAGATCAGCTAGACCCCACGCGGCATTTATGATGTCTGCGTTGAAGTCGAGCGCGGTAAATGCGCCTGGGGTGTAGCTTCCTGCGGTTACAGATACAATTGACTGCGGGACGTAATCAACTGACATGGTGGTTATTCCTTACGGTAGAAAAGGGGGCAGAACAAGCTTGGAAGGCCATCAGGAACGCCCAGATATGGTGCTTTTGCAATCAGCGGAAGCAAGTCAGTTACCACATTTCCGACAACTAGATTCGACCTTCCTGGCGGATTTTGCCCGATCATAGCATAGCTGTATACAGCAATCTGTTCTCCTGGGTAGCATGTAACGTATCTGACGAACTCACCAAAATACTGATAATTTCCTTCCGCAAACGCACCACCAGCATTCATGTAACGATGTCGTTTCTCTGTTGTAACAGTACCAATGTGCTGGTTGTCTGGAAGCGGGGAATTTATTAAAACATTAAATCCACCAGAAATCGGAGCGACGATGCTCGCAGGATTTGTAGAGTAACAAGCAAAATCATTACGCAGATTATAGCTATACAGAGTTATTGGTGTGCCGAACGGAATAGGATCAAATGTATCGGCTTCGGTCCATGTTTGTCCTTCTCCCCACGATTGTTTAACTGAGTCCGTGTAATATGAATGGACAAGCCTGTACGTGGTTGTATCTCCAACATTTTCCAAATAATACGACCGCGAAAACCTTAGATATTTGATTGCATCGCCAACGTAATCAACGGCCAGAACTCTATACCTGTTCTCTGTTCCTCCGTAGTCGTCTCCATTGACGTAACCGGATGACTCAAAATAGGTTGCAACTTCAAGCTTTGTCAAAGTCCCGGCAGAGAAATCTATCTCGAAAACCCAATCTCTAGCCGCGGCTCTATCAGGTGTATTGTTACCTATCCCTGTATATTGAACAGACGCGGTATATTTTGGGTAACACTCTGTCATTATCCCAACCGCTTTAGTTGCTGACGAGTTGAACAAAGGGTTCTGCAAAAAACTTACGTACCCATTGCCCTCAATCGGGAGTCCGTTGACGTCTCTAGCCGGATATAGATACGGAAATGTCCCCTCAAGCGTTGGAGATAAGCTTATCGTGTCTATCAGACTCCATCCATCTGAAAAAATAGGCTGCGCGGAACCTTGTTCTATCAGATATAACGTATCGCATAGGTAATACCTTTTTTCAGGATAGCACCTTGGAGACTCAGGAGTATACTCAGGGTCGGACGACCCGCCAGACACGTTGTTTGTATCTAACGGGTTTCCAATGAATCGTCCGATTATCGCCCTCACTTTACCAGAAGAGTGATTCGCTGCGCATACTACGGTGTATGTCCCTGACGGAGTGTTTATTTCAAACCTATTCCCGTCAAGGTAAATCTCAAGCCTTGCTGTGCCGCCTAAAGAACTCTTCCTAAGAAATGAGTCGCATGGAACGATGTCGATTACATTTCCAGAAGTTCCTGGAAAGTCATAAATGAAAGGCGGGTTATACCCGACACTTCTATAATACGGGGCCTCACGAATCAAACTGGTATTATCTTTAATGAAAGATGACCCGCCGTTTCTTGCGAGCGACTTCATGGCGCGCCACGTTACAACGCCTTCAACAACTCCAGTCGTATCGTACCAGTCTGCGTTAGCGTCAATTAAAGTGGTCTGCAAAGCAGAAAACGGAAGAACGTTCTTTCCTCCAAAATGCCACAGTTCTGGGTCTCCTGGGTCTGCGGCGACGTAGTTTACACCGGACACCTTCACGCCATAGACCACGTGCTGAGAGGCCGGAAATCCTTGGAAGCAATAAACTGGTGGCGTGTACGCGCTGGTCTCGCCTTCAGTCTCGAATACAGGCCAGCCACTCCTGGTCCGCAATGACGTTATGGACTTGTCGTGGTTCTCGTGCTCAACGGTTCTGATTCCGCTATATGAACCGACAGTTGAGTGCATGACTCGTTCTTGCGACACGCCAGCATCACGTTCCCCAACGCGCTGGGGAATAATGCTCGGGAACCCGTCTTCGCCAATCTCGAACACTTCAAATTTTCCTGGCCGAGTGATGTACGATAACTGAAACGTCGGCGATCTCACTCCTCCCGCCGACATCTGGATCGTTGCGAATGGCTACATCGAACCGAGTCTGACGCCGGTTCATCAAACCCTTCATACCATCGTGACGATGCACCCGTACATTGTCCTCGCTATAGTCACGTGCAGGGTAGTCGTATGTGTCCCCATTCTCAAGTGCGATGGTTACAATCAACCTATCTTGCGACTTGCTCGAAACGTAGACAACGTCGGGGGTCTTAATCTGCAGGGACTGTAGGCCGATCTTTCCGACATCAAGCACTGTTTGTATTGGAGTTACGTCGTCAGCACTTCCTTCAAGCAAGCTCAGGCCGACGTCGTCCAGCCCATATTCATTCCCGTTGAACTTGGCGAATCCAGCGAAGTACCAGTTGTTGTATCTGGACGACGCCCCGTTGCTCAGGTTCATTGCGACAGTGGTACTGTCGTCGTCGTAGCGCATCCGCGCCGTCGTGAAATCTGGCGACACGTCTTTACCATATGCAGCCGTACCGTCAAGCGAGCATACAAGGTGGGTTTCTCCGTCCCTAGTCCGCACCCATGTAGCGCCGGTCTGCGCACTTGGCGCTGAAAAACCATTCTCGCGCTGCGGCAGCGTTACGCTGCCATCTGGTTGTCCAATTACAAAGCCGTCTTTGCTGAACCATCCTACTGCTCGTGAATCAGGATGTCGGAATGCCGTGCCGCGAACTGCTCCGAAGGGGAGAACCTCAGTAACAACTGATTCGGCGATGTCATTTCCGGCGTAGAACCATGTCTTATCAGCAACGACGAACACCCCGCCCTCGCACGGAGCGACGATTGTAATCTCGCCAGTCACGCGAAGCCATCCAGAATTCAAATCGCAAAGCCCAAAGTTATATGGCTGCGAGTAGTAAAGCTCGTTGCCTGAAGCAGACAGCAGCCGTCCATTATGAAAAGCTACGATATTTCCTGGCGGCAGTGGTGCCAAGAAAGCCCCGTCCTGCAAAGACATACCTTGTGGATCAGCGGTTATTGTCATTGACCCAGACGCTGCAGATACGTCTCCATATCGCTTCAATACCGATCCATCGGCAACGGAGCAATATACCCTGAAGAAGTCCGTACCAGGCTTCGCAAGGGGTAAGGTAACGATGATCGAGCCGGCGACGGGCATCGATAGACTATAGATTTCCGACGTTGCAGACTCCTCTCCATTGGCCATCGTGTGCGAGATAGCGATCCTGTATGCACCAGGAAGCATCGTTCCGACACCAGCAATGGCAAGCGGAATGTCGTCAGGAGTCGGAACGGACCAAGGAGCGTCGACGTTGCCTGCTTCACACCTACCTGAGTCTGTACCATTGCTCCACCAGACCTCATCGCCAAGCTCTGCATAACTTATAGGATCAAGCGGAAGCCCTGACCTAACGACCTGCGTAACAAGCGGATTGACAGAAACAATCACCGACAACGAACCGTCGTTGCACAGAAACACACGGCTTCCTTGAACGGATAAGCTGTGCCCGTTATCGACGGCATCTGTTTGTGAATATCCTTCACGTGATCGCACAAACCCTGAATCAGTGAAGTCGTAATTCAATGCGTCGCGTACCGAGTTTTTTGGCAGCTCATGAGCGCGTGATTTATTGTTGATCCCTTTAGCCCACGGACCAAGCACAACAGGCTTGTTTGTCATGCTGCAACTCCTATGATGATCGCCCGCAGTTTATTGTTGGAAGACGCTCTAAATTTCCTATTGGTCGTACTCACGATCCTGATCGGGAATACCATTGCTGCGGAAGCTGATGTCCCAGGGCACGATACGCCAGCGATAGATACCGGAAGACGAACATTGACTGCAGCCTCAACGCCTTTGATATACGCGGCCCCGTTGATGGCTGGGTCAATCTTGGCAGATGCCAATGCTGCACATATGAAAGCCGCAGGAGCATAGATTATAGGATCAATCGCTTGCGTCGCTGACGGCCGGTATACAATTCGCGCATCCCCGGACACAACGACTGGCATCGTAGCGTTTGCCGATGCCTCCCTAAGCCCTCGTCTTGTGAGACCAGTAATTGAGGTTTTGAACTCGATGTCTGCCGATGGCGAATAGACATACTGCGCTTCTGCCGCTACTGAAACACCAAAAACAATCGCTGACGAAGCAGCGTAGACCATGCGCGCATCACCGACTATCGCCTGGGGTACATTTAGCTGACACGTCGCTGTCTTTGTTCCCTCAAGGTAGAATGTTGCCTCAGCGTCGAGTACGAAATATAGCGCCGTTCCGTAATTTCCAGGGCCTACATCATCTTCGTTAGTAAATGCGATAAGTTGCCTAGAGTCTCCTGCCATATCGACCGGAAATTCTCCAGACGTTGTAAATGCTATCAGTTGCCTAGAGTCTCCAGAGATAAGAGCCGAAGTTTCGCCAGACGTTGTAAATGCGACATGATGATTTGCATCAGCGCCAAAAACGACGGCTAAGGTTGCTCCAACAAAAGCGACTTGGTGATTCGCTTCAGAGACTATAGAGCACGTAAACTTGATCGCTGCTGTAGACCCAGGACTATTGAAATCGACAGCAGTGCCATCAGGGGGCGTATAGGCGGTTCCAGATAGCTGAAAATCTACAGCCGTGCCGGATGGCGGTGTATACGCCATTGCTTACGGCATTGTCGCCGTGAAAGTCGTGAAGGCGATAGGTCCATTCTGAACGATGACATTAGTCGGCATTTGAATGAATCCGCCGAGTCCTGTAACCGTCACGTCCACATCGACGACGACGACGTTGTTTGAGTCCTTGATCCTCGCCCACGTCGCGGTGCCAGAATTATCGGCAGCCGAGTCAGCCGTGATTGGGTCGGCTGTGAATACTCCTAGCGCAACTGAGCCAGACGTTACGTCGAACGTGCACGTACCAAGAAGGGTTTGTGTACTGATGGCGACGGTTGTGTCCGCGGGCATCGGTGCAGTGTAAAAGTTGATTGTTCCCCCTGCTGCGCCAGCATCAAGAGCATCCATGAATTTCGTCATCATCTCGCCAGAGAGAGTGCGATTGAAGTGTGCTACAGCCATTTCATTTCCTTAATAGTTAGAGTGTTTATGATTGCTACAGCTACAGCGAAACGCCCTTGATTCTATCGAAAACCCTCGCGTTTTCGCCACTTTGCCCTGACGGAAGGGCGCTGTTTGTAGAGTCAAAACATACAACAACGTGCTCTGTTGTGTCGTCAGCGACCTGAATCGAGTACGCCCCTGTTACGTCGTCCGATAGCTGGACTTCAACCAAAGGCAAAGTTGCCGACCTCTCAAACACGGCCACAGTTTGTTGAACTGGAGCAGATGTTTCGTCCTTAGTTACGCCCGAAATAAAGTAAAACGATGGCATGTCAATAATCCCTATACGCAGCAGCCACAAACGCACCAATAGCGCACGCCGCCACGATTGCCAATCTGATGTATTCGCTATCAAGCATCTGCAACCTCGCCTGTTTTCATCATGTTGGCCAGCCGATCGGCGCGCTTGCCCACTTGCTTCGCCCATTTGCTTCTCACCATCTCGCTCGCCGCCTGCGCGTAGCTTCCTGACCGGATGAGCGCGAGCGTGTTTGTGAATTTCAGCAGACCAGCGGTGCCTAGATTGAATGCCATATTGACCAGAACTCGCTTGCGAACGTCGCCAAGGTACGCCCACCACGGCAAAAACTTCACCAGATCAGCGCAGACTTTCTCGATGTCGTTTCTCAACAAGTAGTCGCTCTGCTCTTTGGTGATCGGTTTCTTGCGGCAGTCGTGCCCGACAAAAGCGAGTTCTTCGGCAGTCAGTTTGTTGGTATCGAGATTGCGCCCGACACCAGTGGTCAAGAACCCTGCTGTGCAACGGTACGGAGAAAGCCTTACGCCCTCGTCGCGTTCAAGTTCGCTGATGAGTGCGTCCATGTTCATGTCTGCGCTGTGAGTCATCTAGCTAACCTCTTTGTGATCAATCATTCTCGGCTTCCCATCTAGCGATACGCGCATCTCTTTGGTCGGCTTTGTATTTAGTCATGTCTGCCTTGTGCTCAGAATCAGCCAGCCTGATTCTCCCGCGAAAATAACCGCCGTACAGTGGGCAGTAGTTGGAATATTTCCTGTCAAGCGGCGCGTAGTATTCAAGCTTCACTCCTCTCCGTGGTAACTCCTGAATCCAGATCGCAGACGGAACCGGAAGATATTTCAGTAGTCGCGTTCCGTCCGCTGGCCTAATTGCCAGATAGCCGCCGTACCTGTGCCATTTCCACAAAATCGCAAGCCAACAATTTTGATACGCAGAATCCGGCAATGCTATCCGAGCAGCATAGGCCAGAGCTACGCCAACGCAAAGCAACGCCATCGCAGCGCCCCAAGCCGCAAGAGCAATGGACGAAATGATGCAGTGCATCACCTGACGGGCTGATCTCATTACCGTGTGGAAGCGTATAGCGGCGCGCATCGGATTATCGTTTCACGCGATCAGTCCAGAAGCAATTAGGTTAACCTCGACCTCCGCAAGTCGAGTCTGGAGGTTTTTGATTACAGCCAGTAGAGTATGCGCCTCATCTGCCGTAACAAACCCGAACCCTCCGGCAACCATAGCCTGCATCGCATAGTCAGGCGTTCCAGCCGCCGTATGCGTAATACCTACCAGTTGCGTTGTAAGCGTACCGGCCACCTGCTGCACCGGGAAAGCTACTAGCGCATCAGCAATCGCTGCCGCCTGTAGCGTGCTCACAGGCTTATCAGCATCGGAGGTGTTATCACAGTTGCCAAGCCCGATCTGCGTTGCAGTGACCACATGGGGATTCGCCAGATCGGCAATATGCACATCCGCCGTACCCTGCGCAGTAATGATGTCCGCCTGCGCTGTAATGATGTCCGCCTGCGCCGCGGTGATGTCCGCCTGCGCCGCGGTGATGTCCGCCTGGGCAACAGTCAACCGATTTTCGACCGTCAGAGGGTCGAGGCTTCCGGTCAGACCGACCTGCGTTTCAAGGTCCGTCAGGCGAAGGTTCACCGTCGTCGGAATCGGAGCGCCCGTCAGCACGGGCGGCACATCGAGTTGCAGGTATATCTCAGACACTGGTCGTTACCTCCGGCTGGACAGAAAACACCGAATCCGCGCTGCACAGGGCATCCACGGCGCCGCCAGCAGTCGCAAGCTCGATGTCGAACACGTAGTCTTTCGCCGTCAGTCCCGCAGCGCTCAGCGTCGTCGGCGCAAGCCTGACGAGTACTGACGAAGTGGCGGAGTCGATGAACATCCCGCCGTTGACGGTGTTGCGAGTCAGCAGAACGTCACCGCCGACCTTTGACTTCACGTCCATGCGTCCAGATGCGTAGCCAGACAGATCGGCCGGAGCGCGAAACGCCAGATGTCCGCCAGACTGATACGCCTTGAAGCGCTCGGAACTGATGCCGTCAATCGTTATGGTGGCGGCATCGACCACAGTACATCGATGGTATTCGTTGGCCTTGATGTCATTCGGGTCGGCTGCATTGAGTTCGGTCATCCCCTTCGCGCCAATGAGGGCTACTTGCCATCCGTCCAAAATGCCGTGCGCCGTCGAAGTGATTTCGAGCGGCGCAGACTGCGCCATGCCAGAGATAGGGGCGTACAGCACTGTCTGCGACGAGATGCGTATCGCCGTCTCGTGCGTAGCGCCAAGCCTCGGGGATATCGTCAATTTGGGCAGTATTTTTGGCATATCAGTCATGTCTCATTTTTGTACACCCACCACACCAGGCCGTTTTTCCAGCACTGTCAGAATATCCCGCATCAGAGACTCAATCGCAGCATTGGCGCACCCTGAAGTTCTAGCCTCAATCGCCACGTTCTGCAATGCGTTGTAGGCCTTTGCCAGAAGATTACGCAGCAGGAACAGCTCAGCCTGTTGCGTATCCCTATTGGCCGCCTCGAACAGCCGGTTGTACGGCATGCGTGCGGGACCTTCAGTGGCTGGCCGGCTGCTCATGGCGACCCTTTGAAGTCAGAGTCGACTAGCCAATCTGCGTTTGATTTGCGTCGTTCCGCCGGCCTTCTGTCCTGCGTCGGGCAGGATTGGCACGCCTCAAGCCGTCCCTCGATGTTTGAAATCCGCTCTTTTGCTTTTGCTGATACGGACTTCACTGCATGTCGCACCTCCTGCACGGAGTCGTGAATCTCCTTGATCGACTTCTGCATATCGCGCTGCCTCGTGAGGCCCTCGGCGAACGCCATAATAGCCGCCACGCAGAACAGGCTGAATATGATGATGGTCCCCCAGGGCAGCTCGCTCATCGCCGACTCTTCCCTACCTCGCGGTCAATCCTTGCCTCAAGCTTGGACAACTCCTGCAGAAACCGGGTCTCCATTCTGGCCTCCAGCCGAGCAGCATCTGACGCCCTGAACCGTTCCGACGTTGCCGCTGCGCTGCCGTTCACCAGCGCGTCAACTGCTTTTTCCTGCTGTCGTAGCCGCTCCATAGCAGCCGGAATCTGCTCAATGTACTGCTGTCGCTGCGCAGCGAGAACCGTCAGTTCAGAAACTTTGTTGTTGAGGCTGATCAGTGATGTCCCAGCGGCAATAACGCAGGCGGTCAGACCGCCCGTGATGACGTTGCTCCAATTCACCTGTCCTGTCTCACTATCCCGGATGATTGCCGGCAATGCGAGCCCTACCGCCGACATCCCTCGCAGTTTTTGTATCACCAGGTTTGGGTCAAAATCCACGGTACGCTTTCATTGGGCCACTCCTGTATTCGCCCACACATTATAGGCCGAAATCCCGGGCAGGTGCTTCGCGCTTCGTTCGATGATCGCAGACGGCTGCATCGCGGCGAACGCCCGCCCGCGCGCACGGCTCGCCAACCGTTCAGAGAGCCCGGTGATCGCCTGCTCCGGGTTGCGCAGGTTGTACTGTTCGATCTCTGCAACCGCCTGATCAAACTCTTCCATGTCCCCGCGCTCGTACGCTTTGGTTGCTGTATTCAGCATCCGGGCTTTCGCTTGCTTCGTCAGGCTTTGCTCGGCCTGGTAGTAGAAGTTCGCCTCTGCCCGATCGGACTTCTTGGATGGGGTAAACCCGGCCGCCTGGACCCCGATGTCCCATGGAGAGATGGGGATAGGGAGGGCGTTTCCGGCCTTGTCTTCGTAGCTTCCGGTTCTCGCCATGTCCTGCGCCTTGTAGACTCCCTTGAGCGCGCGAGGGAGTGCCGTCTCGAAGCCCTGTTTGAGGTTCCCATCCATAATCTGCGTCAGCCCACCGACAATGTCCAGTGCCCCGTTGATCGCGGGACCCATCATGGTAAGCGACCCATCCTTGATCTTGTCCTGGAACGCACGGCGATCCGCGAGGAACCGCGTACCTGGGAGCAAATCCTGATGCCCGGCACTGGCGCTGATGTCGAACCCGGCGGCCCGCGTCGCACCATGCGCGACAACCTCCGCGACGTCCTTCCCGAACACATTCGCAAGGAACTCCCGGTAATCGCTCCGGATGTCCTTCTTGTCGTCATCGTCCGCAAACGCGTTCATCGCCACTGCCAGCACATTCGCAAAGGGGAGCCCCATGGTTCCAGCAATCGCTCCGGTCATGGCCAAGGTCCCAAACATCGCCTTCTTGGCCGCCGCGCGATCCTCCGCGCTCAGGGTATCGGACTTGTTCAGCCACCCTTGATCCAGCAGCCGGATGTAGTGCTCCATCATCTGCAGGGCGTAGTTCTGGAACGATGCCAGCATCGGCGTGAGCTTGCCGGCGATGCCGTGCCTTCCGATCGCGCGCGCAGTGTTGTGATCCGAGTACAGGAACTGCGTCTGGTTCACCACGCTGGTCGCGTACTCAATCTTCTTCGCTTCCGACATTGAGCCTGCCTCACTCGCCATATTGTACGCAGCGAGCCCGGCCGACACCCGGTTCATCACCTCGGAGTAGTGCGTCAGGACACCCATCGCCTTTGCCGCATTCGCTACCCGCCGATCGTCCCCTTCCGCCATTCGCCCGATCTCATGCACCTGTGAGTTGCTGATGACGCCGCTCTCGATCATGTGCTTCATGAACGCAACCTGCCCGGGGTTCAGTCCGGCCTTCTTGAGGTCGAGTTCCGCCTCTGCCGCTGCGAAGAACCCGCCCTCTGCCCATGCCTTCCCGATCGACGAGGAGACAATCTTGTAGGCCATCTGCGACGCGCGCATCATCGCCATTGTCGTCTTGACGAATCCGTACCTTCCGCCAATCAGCGGCAACGTGAGCTGCCACGGCTGAAGTAGGTTGACCAGCGCAAACGCGGGGCTCAGCGACAGATAGAAGTGGTACCCGAACGCCGTCATCGCCCGGATGATCGGGGCGTCTACCGGGTTCATCGCGTTCGACGTGCGCGTCAGCAGCTCATCCATGACCTCTCGCCCACGGATCGCTTGCTCGGTGTTGTTCTCCGCCTCCAGCTTGTCGATCTCTCCGCCCATGTCCCTGAACGCCTTGTCGAAGTGGGGCTGGGCGTACTGGTTTGACACGAGGCTGATGTAGAACTCCCCACGCTTGGCAAACGTCCGTAGGTAGTCCATGTCCGCGCCAGGAGTCCCCTTGCGCTTCGTCAGCGTCGTCCTGGCTGAGTCTGCTTCGATCAGGTCGATGAACGAGTTGTTAAGCATCGCGATCGCCTGCTCACGAGCGTCCCGGGCATCCTTGGTCATAGACCCAGTCGCTCGCAGTTCATCATACCGGGCGATCATCGCCTCACGGACCTTATTGATCGCGCTGGCGGCGCCGAATGCTGTCGCCATGCGCCCAGCGTCTGACGTCTTCCCGCTAGAGATGTCGCTCTCGATGACCGGCCCGACACCCTTCAACGCGCGTAGTGCGGCCTCCAGTTCCATCTGGGACTCGAACTTGATGTACACGCTTTTTGACTCGCCGGGGAACCCGCCGATCTTCTTGCCGAACGGCTCAAGAGCGTCATTGAGCGTCTTCATCCCAGCAGCGGTCTTGTCCGCCACATTGAACGATGCGAAGTACTGTCCCGGCCGGTTGCTGAATTGGTAGGGTGTCGCCACTGACCGCTCATACGCCTTCGATAGCGCCCGAATCGACTCCTGCATGCTCTCCCCAGCGAACGCTTTATCTGCATCCGCAAAGGCTTTACGTAGGTTCTCGTCCAGCTCAGACGTCTTGGCATCTAGGAAGAGGGCCGGATTCGAGTTCCTCGCCCCTTTCGCATCGGCGAGAATGTCCAGCATCGTACCGTACTTCTCCGCGAGCTGTTTTGCCGCGTAGCTGGAGGACTCAGGGGAGTACTGGTGCGCCTGCATCGTCGCCAAGAACCGCGACGCTGAGAACATGATGTGTGCCTTACGCGTAGCCATGAACCCGTCATTGATCAGCTTCGCCAACCCGGGATGCTTGGTGGAGAAGCTGTTATGCGCCGCATTGAGATTGTCGATGCGCTCACGCAGCGACGGGTCTAACGTCGGATGCGCGGCCTTGTTCCCCGCATAATCCTTAGTTGGGTCAATGGTGAACCCGGCCTCTTCAGCCAAAAGACTCTGCTCACTGGCCAAGAAACCCATCGCACTGTTGGCTTCCGCGTACCCTTTGCCGACCTTGAACAGCTCGTTCTGAACCTGCTGCAACTGCCCGGCGTACAGGAACTCCTTCAATTTGCCGATGCTGCGGGTCTTCAACTCGTCCGCGGTGAAGAACTGCTTGAACGCACTGTGCAGCGACTTGAGGTGCGTCGAGTTCTCGACCCACGACTCCATGTTTTTCGTGGACGACAAGTACAACGCGAGCTGCCGCAACTTCGGTTTCGCGTCTGTCTTTCCGAGCGCCGTCTTCACCCACTCCGCGCCGCCCTTCACTACGTCTTGCACCCCGGTCGCCGTAGATGCCATAGCTGCGTCCGGTGAAGGGGACGTAAGAATGGAGTCGTAGTTGGGCGCAGCCCCAGCCGCCCGCGACTGCGCGTCTCGTGTAATGCGCCCGGCAGTAATCTCACTGTTCGGCAAGAAGAACTCACCTGTCACGTCTATCGCCATCGTCAGTGCATCGGTCGTGCCTTCCTTCAGTCCAAGGAACTGCCGCACTGTTGCCACGACGCTCTCGAATACGCTCATGCCCTTCGCCGGCATCCGCTCCAGCATCCCATCCGGGAGCTTCATACCCTTGAGCGAGGCCTGAAGTTCAGGATTTGACCAGACCTCGGCGATAAACTCAGCGTTGCTCTTGAGCGCATACTGGCCCTTCAGCTGCGGATTGGCCTCCAGGTATCCAAGTAGCGTGTTGAGATTGCGCAGTGCTGTCGCCCGGCGTGCCGCTTCCTGCGACTTTGGCTTTCCTCCTGCACGGGCCTCGTCCTCGGCCTTGCGCAGTTCGGAAACCGTCAGTGCATGCACAGTCTCATGGAGGACAACCTGCGCATTCTCTCCGCCGGGGAAAATGGTAATCTGGTTGAGCGAGGGCGTGAACCGCCCCTTGACAGTGGAGTTCACCGCCGCCCCATCCGCCACAGTCGGGCGCACCGATTGGTACACCACCCCGATGCCACCAACCATGTTCCTGATCGCCTCGGCGAGATATTTCAATCCCTTCCGACCAGGGGCCTTAACGATCACATCCAGTATGGAAGCAAGGTCCTTGGTCCCGCTGGCTTTGGTCAGTGCCGCTTGGACTTCGGGAATGGTAGCACCGCCTTGCCGTAGATCGAACGACGGGCGACGTGCAAACGCCACCATTTCCTCTATCGTCGGCGCTGCGGTGGCATTACGTTTTCTGATGACCTTGTACAGCCTAGCCATTTCTTGCCGCTGTTCCGCAGTCAGCCCTCTGCCAAAATCAAGGTGCCCCACAAGGGTAAGGAACGCCTCTTTATTCGCGGCGTAGTCCGCCTGTGCCTGGGCAGCTCGACTCTGCTCGACCTGTATCGTCTTGACTTTTTTCTGATAGTCAGCCTGCTTCGCATTAGCGATAGCGCTTTTAAGGTTATCGTATGCAAACGCCGGATCACGCCGAAGAGTTTCAAACTCGTTTGCCAATGCCTCCAATCGATTAGCAGCCTCCTTGGTAGCCGCATCGGTACGGGCCGCTTTAACCTCCTCCTGGAAGTCCTTCCAGGATGGGAAGTACCCCTTTCCGGCAGGGCGTTCGTCACGGATACGGTCCCACGTCTGCTCTGGGGACTCCTTGTCGATCTTGGCAAGATGCTCCGCAATACGTTGGCGATCCTTTTCTGCCTCCGCGGGCGGGAGCTGGTCCGTATTGTCCTTCTTGCCCTTGGCTTTAGCCCGAGCCTTTTCCTCGGGCGTCGGAGTAGGCGTCGGCGCAGGCGGCTCCCCCATCAACTGCCCAATGAGCGACAGTTGCGGAACCGACACCTGCTTCCTGGCCCGCTTCGATGCTTCCTGCTTCGAAAGGATCGCTACTTGCCCTTCGCCATTTTCGCCACCCATGGGGGCGCTTTTGGCTTCTTCGGCGGCTGGGGCTTCTGGAACCCTGTTGGTATTGGCGGCATCATCCCCTTTGCCTGTGCGGGTACCTTCGGACCCACCCGGAAGGACGGTTGGTTCGGATTTGGTCCCTTTACCGACAGTCGCATTTTCGCCAATTTGATTCTCCTTCGTGTTGGTGCCGAGCACTTCTGCGACGGCGGTAAGTAACTCTGCAATCCCCTGAGACTGCCCGGTCGTTCCAGCGATCTCAAGCGCTTTTCTCTGTGCGGCGGCAATTTCCAGCCCTTGCCCTCCAGCAACGAGCTTCCTGGCCGCTGCATCCACCGTTTGCTTCGGCACTTTTTTGCCGGCCGACTTCATCGCCGATGCCACCGCCTGTACAGCTGTCGTCAGCCCGGCAGCGTCCGTTGTAATGGGCGCCGGGGCGGCTGGGGCGGCTGGGGCGGCTGGGGCGGCTGGGGCGGCCGGGGTCAGTGTGGCGTCTGGAGTTGGCGTGGCAGCCCGAGCTGCCTTACGGGGTTTCCCGGCGGGGATGTTGTTCGTCGTGTCAACGTCCTCCGCCGCTGCTTTCGCTGCGAGCGCATCGATCCGCGCCTGTACCGCAGGCGTATCGGATTTCAATCCGACAAGTCCACCTGCCGGGATGTGCTTGATGCCCGACGGGGTACGAATGCTGATCCCGCCCTTCTTGGAGTACCTCGAATCCAGCTCTGTCACGATCCCGGTATCACCGCCGATCGTTACCGTGTCACCGACATTCACGCCTGTCGGATGTGCCGCGGTCGTAGCCGCAGCCGCCGCCACCTCTGGTGCGACGACCTTAACCGTCTGCATCAGTTCGGGGGTGTCCAGCGTGGAGAACGTGCCGTCCGGATTCTGGATCGTGATCGAGTTGTCCGTCACATCGACGATCGTTCCGGACTGCTCGTTTCCATATACCGCTGCCGCGCCCTTGGTAGGCTCAAGCTCCGGCGGTGCCGGCGGCGCCTCCTGCGGTACAGGCGCCATCGGATCATCGGCCCAAGCCTGTGCATCCTGCTCGGCGTTCTGCTGCGCTCTGGCAGCTCGGAACTGTCCGGCCTTACCCTTCAGCGCCTCGGAGAGCAGCGTCTCGGTTTCGACCGGCTGCCCGGCGCTGGCAGCTTCGAGCGCGACCATGCGCCACTCATTGACCTGCCCCTTCCACGCGCTCTCATCCATCTCGGGAGGAGCGTTGTTGTCGAGGAGCGTGCCCAGACGATTCGCAGCAGCTGTCCGCTGCTCAAAGTTGCCGATCTCCGGATTCGTCAGTGCCGCGACATCCCGCTTGATCTGCCCGGCCTGCTTGTACTGCGCATGGACACCAAAGGGAGCTAGGAGCGTTGTCAGCCCGAACGTCGGGGCGATCGCGGCTTTCGCGGCCTCCCACGGGTCTGAAGGCGCGGCTCCGTAGGCATTCTCGACCGCGGTAACCCCGGCGTTCTGCGCCATCTCCGTACCGACCTCGGTACCGAGCGTTGCCGCATAGCCCTTGGCTACCGGTTTAAGTACCGCTGGCGCTGCCATGCTGGCAAGATTCTGCCCCAACGTCTTTCCGGCGATCGACTTCCCTGCCTGCGTTACAAATCGTCCGCCAACCAGTGAAGCGAGTCCCTCGCCCGCACCTGCAATAGCCCCGGCCAAAAGCCCTGCGTTCCGCGCTGCTTCCGGAGTACCCCCGGCGGCACGCACTTTCTCGTTGGTGTCCTGGAACTGGGAGGCGCCGAAGAGTCCGCTAGTCAGCGCGGCACTGGTCCCGATCGCTGCCGCGGCGGGCGCGCCTGCCGCCAGCATCGGTACTGCTGCCGCCATGCCGACCATGGACGGAGCGAGCATCTCCCCGCCGCCGGCCAGTGCGTTGGTTAGCCACCCGTGCGCGGCCGGGTTGAGTTGGTTCTCCGGCAGCGCGCCTCGTACTTCTGCGCGATCGACGAGTCCTTGCCCCACGTCGTACAGGAAGTCTCCAGGCTGCCCGGGGGCTTTCATTCCTTGCCCGACAAGGCGAGGGAGGGCTGAGACGGCCCCTCGGTAGACGCCTGTGCCTATTTCGCCGAGCGCCCCGCGCCTTGGCGCCGGAGCGCCTTGGGCCACAGCCGGCATACCAGTTACTTCATCAACCCAACCCTTGACCGGATCGTAGAGTTCCGCCATCTTATGCTTTCGGTTGATCCATCACCGGAATCCGTCGCGGCTGCCACTGCCCGTTCGCGTCCCTGAAGAACTGCACCAGGTGCGTCGTCTGGCCCGCAGCATTCTTCACCTCATAAGCCTTTGGTTCGGTACCCTCTCGGTTCGCCCGGGCGATCTCCTTCAACGCGGTATCATGCGCAGCGGCGGCGGCCTTGCGCTCGTTTACCGTCTCGGCGTTCATCCGCTCTGCGCTGGCGTTACGCATGCCAGTAGACGCCAACTCGCCGCCAACCCGCATTCCTGTAGTTCCAAGATCGGTCTGCGCACGAAGCTGCGCCTGCCGCATATCCGCTTCACTTTTCTGGCCGGCGATCCGCTCCTGCACGTCTTGCCCACGGAGCATTCCACGATTTCTCATCGCCTCGGCTTCTGCCTGTTGGTTGAGGGCTGCCAGAGTCGCCTGCGCGCGCATTCGTCCATCCGCGCTATCCGGACGGTTCAGGATCGAGGACGCGGCAACTTCCCGCTCCCACTTGTTCCGTTCGGCCTGCTGACGGTCTCTGACTTCTTGTTGCCAGGCGTTGGACTTCTCAGTGAGCTTGTCGCTCTGCGCCTGTTCAGCTTGCTTAGCCGCCATGACATCCGCCAGTTGGCCTTTAAGCTGAGTGGTCAGCGCCGTACTGTTGCCGTATGCATCAACCGGACCTCCGGCAGGCGGCATCCCGCCGCCCCTGCCCGGACTGATCGACATGATCTGAGGACCCCGAACAGGGGCGCTATCCATGCGCGGTACTCCGGTAGGGCCCTCCTCGGGAACGTTGACGGTCTTGCCCTTGTAGGTGAACGTACCGAGGCTCCGCGGTTCAACCGGGGGCATGCCCCTATCGCCCGCGGGTTCTGGTACCTCCATCGCCGGCGCTGCGGGTGCAGGCGAACCTGATTCTCCGTATACAGCAAACGCGCCTGGCCTGCCTGTTGCGCGGAACGGTTCAGCGCCACTACTTCTGGCGGCAGTCTGCGGCGGCTCTTGCGCGATAGGGGCGGCGTTCCTCGGCCCAAGAATCCCAACGTCAGGCCGCAGACCTTTGCCAGATAGCGCATCCATCACCTGCGTACGGCCTTCTGGTGTGCGCAAGTAGCCGCCTTCAGGTAGGGCGCTGATGAGCGAACCTGGCGCTGCATACGTTGGCGCATAGACTTCCTGCGCCGTTGGCGGACGCTTCCCATCATATGGGTACGAACCGACCTGATATTCGCCGCCATCTTCGATCCCGGCCTTCGGTTGCCGCCCGTCATTGGTAGCCTGAATGATGCCCTCGATGGCCTGTATCGCTGCCGGGTTTGCTGCGGTTTTCGCTGGCAGGATCACGGCGTTTTCGCCGTCACTCACGTTGATTTCCGCACCGGCTACTTTCACCGGAATCTGGTCGTCGCGTGGGCCGCCCTTACCGGCGAACCTGACCATGCCCCCGCCGGCCATGCCGCGCTTCTTTACCGCCCCACCACAGGCATAGTCGGCCGCCTCGGCGTTCTTCACCTTGCGGTTGCGAAGGGCGTCGACGACACCAGGCAGTCCGATGTACGTGTCGGGAGGGGGGCCGGAATCGACCGGTACGGGGCGCACACGCTCTTGCGGGTATTCCGGTGACGGCAGCGAAACTCTTACCGGCGGTGGCACAGCTACAGGCACCGGCATCGGTCGGGGATTGGCAATGCGTTGTGGGCGACCGCTTGGCTCCGGCGTCAGCGGGCGGTCGCTGAAGGTGTTGCCATCACGGAACACCGGGCCGCCGGCTGCGAAGCCCTTTTTGCGCCCCGGTTTGATCATGCCGCCGCACGCGTAGCTCGCCTTCGGCTTCGGCTTCGACTTCCCATCTCCGATGGAGATTTGGATCACGCACCGGTTCTCGTCCTCGTCCTCGGACTCAACCATTCCGCCATCGGCGTAGTCAGCCGCCTCGGCGTTCTTCACCTTGCGATTGCGGAGGGCGTCGACGACACCAGTTACGCCGGGGTACGTACCAACAGGTGTCGGGGCGGGTTCCGCGGGCCGTACGCGCACCTGCGGGTATTCCGGGGGCTGGATGAACTGACTTGCACCACCAGGCAGCCCACCAACTGGTTTGGTCGGCATTGGTACACGTGGAGGGATCGGACGCGCTGGCGTATTGTCGTACATCAACGGAGTTGAGGGCGGCGGAGGCCGATCGCCAAAAAACGTCGGTTTGACCATGCCGCCAGCAGCATAGCCAGGGCCACTTTGGGCGGCACGCATTCGGGCCATAAGTGAAGCTTCTGGAGTCGCGCCTCCGGCGAGGGAGGCGACATTGGCAAGTGCCAATGGTTTGGTAGGGAGAGGGGCCGATGTGTTCTGGTCCGGTAGGGTACGCGCCATGTGTGTCTCCTAGGTATCCCCGTGATTCTACACGGTTACCCGTCGTTACCAAACCTCCATGTAAGAGGCTGGAACATCTGCCTCCGCATCCCCTTCTTGGCCCGAGCGACGTACTCAAGGAACTTCAGCCGGTGGCGCTTTTCGTTGTCTGAATCATTCCCATCTGCGTCCTGGTCACTGTACGCGCGAGCCGCCGCACCGTGCGCGATACCCATGACGTACTGTCGAGGGATTTCGACCTCGGTACTTAGGTCTTTCTCGTCGATAAGCTCAACCGGGAGCCGAGCGACTCGGAGCTTGATCTCCTTGCCGGCATCGGCCGCAAGCGGGACTGGGTACACCCGAAGAAGGTACAAGCTTTCGTCCGTAGTGAACGCCTGCGGTGTCCCGCCTTCCGGATACTGCGCGTTGAGTACTTCCAACCACTCATACGTACCGACGGCAACCGAACTCCCGTCGAGTTCGCTGTTTCCTACCCGTTGGAGGTTGGTCGATGCGCCGGCGATTCTTGCGGTCAGGACTGACAGAATCGACTGATCGTATTCGTACTCCGCAACCCCCTCGTCGAGCGTGATCACAGTAATAGAAGACGTCGAGTCCCGGATAATCAGTGTCTCCTCCGCGAACTCCAGGTAGGCCTCGTTGAGGCAGTCGACAAGACGCGTCGTCGACCATAGCGGCGGTTCGCCACCGTCGTGCAGGAGATCATCCCGAAGCGACGAGAGGAGCTTGTCGGCGTCCATGGGCTATCGCGCCGCGGAAATTACCCGATAGGGAAACCGCAATCGCTTGCGATACCCCTCGATGTTTCCATTGGCGTCTCTGATCGGCGTCTCCATGATGGCGTCGTCGAGGGCACCAATGATTTCCATCGGGACATCAGCCTCTTCTCCGGGCCGCAGCAGATACGGCCGCCCGTTGATGCCAAAGAACTGTCCGGTCGGAGGAATGAGATCATTCTCTTCGAGGATGATTCGCATCCTTCGCGTGTCCCGCACAGGCGGAGGGGTATGCCCCGCATCGCGTGCTGCAAGCGCCGCGGCAACCGCCGCATCGATTTGTGATTGCACATCCGGAAGTTCGTCAGTGTTGCCGGTTACGTCTGCGATAGCGCTCTTTGTCATTACTGCATCCTCCAGTGGGGGTAATAGAAGTGGGGCCGGAGCCCCACCTCAACTTGCACAACGATCGAACTTAGCCAACAGCGACGACGTAAAACGCCTTGCTGGCAACCATCGCCGCGGCTTTCACGGTAACGATGCCATCAGAACTGACCGCAATTGTGGTCGAGTTACCGAGCGTACGCGTACCGGCAGCCGCCGTATCCAGCGTATTGGTCGCAGGGATACCCTCGGCCCACTCGTACGTAAGACGGTCGGTGATGTTAACGAACTTGACTTCGCGTGGCTTGAAGCCGAAGTCAAAGGTCGTGTCGGCAGCCGCTACGGCGTCCGTGGTGAAGGCCATGACGCAGCGGTTTGCAACCCCACCTGTCTGGGTGATATTCGAGGTAGCGATACCCATTTGATTCTCCTTGATCGTGAAGGGGGAGGCCGCGTGGCCTCCCCCGAGATGTTACGACGTGGCAGTGACTTCCGCACGCATCATGAACGCATCCTGAAGGATGATCGCCGCCTGGTAGGCTTTCCAGCCGACCGTTCCGCGTTGCCCCAGCGCATCGCCGGGGGCGGGCTTTGGATTCACGACCATCGGAACGATTGAGTCCTTGCCCTTGAGCGGCACGATCCCGAAGGCATCGCGCGCGAGGTACAGGATCGGATACACATCCCAGTTCGAACCACTGGTCGAACGGTACGTCGTCGCACCACCGGTAGCGGCACCCGAATCGGCGAACGGAGTAAAGATCGTCGACGTCAGGTAGCGAACCTGTTCAACCGCACCAATTTCACTGGTCCATGGAGTCGTTGTGCCGTACTGCTTGGTCGGGGTGAACCCGGGCAGCGTGCGAATGTCGGTTTCGAGGTCCGGATGGCACAGTGCGATGTACGCGGCTTCCACCGGTTCGGTACGGTAGTTCGCATTGGACGACAGGACCTTGGTAAACCGCCGAGCGTTCTGGCGGTTCAGTGCGGTCGTAATTGACCGCTGGTTGCCCAGCGTGATCGGACCAGCAACCAAGTTCCGTGTAGCGACCGTGGCCCCTGCCGCACCGATCAGAAACCGATTGGTTCCGGCCTTGAGAACGTTGTAGCGGATGGTTTCCAGTGTGTACGCGGCCTGCTCGCCGAGGATGTCAACAGCCTCCGAGAGTACCGGGTCTTCATGGGTATCCATGACCACGTCGGAAATCGTAATGAAGTCGCCGTACTGGGCCAGAGTCACCGTGTAGTCAGTGCTGGACAACTTGCTCCCGCCGGGGGTAACGCCTTCGGTCAGCGGGGTTGTTGCCAGAGGGACGTAAAACGCCGCGCCGGCGCCGTTCAGGCCGCCGCCATTCGGGCCGGCCGCACCGGTCGAACCGGTCAGGTAGTACCGACGCCACTTCGCGGACTTGGTCGAATTCTGGTCGATGGGTTGCGACTGCCCGAATTTCTCCAGGCACATCACGGGAGCCGCGCGATCGAGCAGCTGCTTGATCACTTTCGCGGCAGTACGCGGCGAGATGTCGCCATAGGTAACTGCGTTTGCCATTTACTTCTCCTATTCGGTCTTGTGGGAGGCTGCACGGCCCCCCGCATTAAGCGGTTATGCGGCGTTCGCTTCTTCCCAGGCGGCGTCAAAATCCGACGGGTCTGGTACGCTTGTTGCTGCGCCGCGCTTCGTACCTACCGCCCCAATCGCTTTAGCCGCTTGTTTGGCCGCGTTAGAGAGTTCAGTCTTCGGTGCTGCAGATTGGGCGGATTTCACTTTCCACCCCGTCTCATCCTTGAATCGTTGGATCATCGTGATGACCTCCTCGGATGTCCCGGAGGATACCACTTCTTTGCATGCGCGCTGTATAAACGTAGGCTGCGCCTCGATCCATTGCATGCACGGATTATAGACCTGATCATAATCCGGGTGGGCATAGTATATCGCGTCCTGGTGGTCGTTTCCAGTGATGACGTTAACCGACTGCTGGAGCGGGTTCAGTACCTTGCTCATCTCGGAGAAGGTGTAATTGACGACCTTCGCTTCCGACTGCCGGGCCATGAGCGAGAACATCCGGTACAAGTCCGGCCAGTCCTCCTTGAGGGTATTCAGCTCGGCGATTTCCTCCGGGGAGTACAGTTCGGGTGCCTTTTGAGGCTCGGCCCTTGCCGGTGGATTTCGTACGGCTTCAAGCTCGGCGCGCAGGGCGGCGATTTCCGCCGCATAATCTATACCGTGATCGGGCGCGTTACGGCTATCAGCATCGGAGCTTCCACCAGCGGATTGTCCCGAATCATCCTCAACAGCTGCGTCTCCTCCCGATTCCGGAGGTTCCGCGCCACTATCAGCGCCATCCCCCGGCTCACCGGATTGTTGAGCATCATCCGCAGCGACTGCTGCACTGTCTGCCTGCGTCGACCAGGTATCGGTGTCATCTATTTCTCCAATTGCTTCCGCAAACGAGTCGTTGAATTCTTTGTTCGGGTCCATGGATATTCCTTCAGGTTCGGATGGATGGGTCTGGTTCGTGTTGATAGCTCAAGAGCCTTCGATATGCGGCGACTTCTCCCTGTACACGCAGCAACTCGTCCTGAGAAACCCTTTCCAGTTTAGCCCGTGACTGCTCCAAGTGGATTGTTAACAGCTTGGAGAGGGCTTGGCCCGTTACGTCGTCCCGATGTTGGTACAACACTCGGCGGGCGTCCTGCGCCGCCTCC